ATCAATTATTATATATTTTTAATAATACACCAATTGAAGTTGGACTTTCAAAGGTAATTGAAAAAGGAATAAAAGAAGTGCCAATAAAAACAACAGAAAATATTCATACAGAAATTATTGAATGGAATGATAGTAAGTTTGAAATGATGAATAATCTTAATAAATCAAAATTATTTGAATTTCCAATTAAAATTGTTCGTGAAAATGACGTTTTGAATAAAATTGAAGAATTAAGTGAATATTTACACGTAAAAAAAATTGGTTTTGAGTATAGGATATTAGAATTTTTTGTACCTTTGAAATTCAAAACCGATGTTTTAAAAGATGATTCATCAATAATCAATGAAATTATTAATATTAATGAAGTCTATGTATTTGATGAATATGGTGAAAGAAAAAGTTTTGGTTTATTAAAATTTGAAAAAAGAATAAAAAATAATACTCACGAAATTTTTAAATTTGAAGGAATTGAAATGGAAGAGTTGGGTAAATACTAAAAAGAAAAAATATGAGCGAATTTTTAAAAAAATTAAAAGAAACATTAGAAAATAGTGAATTTAATTCAGATGTTGCAAAAAAATTTAATGAAATAAATGAATTAGCAGATGCTAAAACAAAATCAATGAGTGAAGATGAATTAGAAAAATCAATTGAGGCAAGGATTGATGAAAGTGGCGGTGTTAAAACAGTATCAGAAGAAGAAGTTTCAAAATTAAATCAAGAATACGAAGAAAAGATTGCTAAAATAAACCGTATTGATATGATTAATAAAGAAATGGCATTATTGATTGAAATTGAGGATGCTGTTAATTTAACAATTGAAGATATGTTTTATCATGTTGATTTATTAGAAAAAAGATATGGAGATAGTTTAGAAAATAATGATGATACAGTTTCAGAACTTTTTGAAAAAATTGAAAAAATTAAAGAGAAATTCAAATCAATTATTAATTAAATAAAGTAAATTTTATGGCAAATTATTTAGAAGTATCAGAAGAAACAAAAAAAGTGTTCGGAAGCGTTCTTGATAACACATCAATTCCCAAATTTGTTGAATTTGAGTTATTAAGCAACAATAAACAAAAATTTCTATATAAAATTATGAAATTAAATGATTTGGTTGAGAGGTTAACCGATGGAATTAATTTTGTGGTTGTAATTAATGAAGAAATTTTTGATAAATTAACCCCAGAACAACAAAAAATTGCATTAGATGAATGCCTTGCAGGAATTTCTGTTAATGAAAATGATGTAATTTCACTAGAAAAACCTGATTTTAGCACATATGCGGGGGTTTTGCAGAAATATGGACACGAGGATATTATTGTTCTTCATGAATCAATTAAAAGCCTTTATGATGTGAAAAAACAAAAAGAAGAAGAAGAGAAAGCAGCGAAAAAAGGTAAACGTGGACGAAAACCAAAGGAAGTTTAATTGATTTTAAATCCCGTCAAAATGACGGGATTTTTTTTTATATGTATTTATATGAAAATAGAATATAATGGCTTCATATAACATTAAATTTCCATTAGAAGATAATATAAGTAAGAATAATTTCTTTCAAATGACGAAAGTTACGAAAGAAGCACTTGCTTCAAACCTTATGCTCTTACTTCTTACTGAAAAGGGTGAAAGATATTATATGCCAGACTATGGAACAAATTTACTTAAACACATATTTGAACCAAAAGATAATTTAACAATAATGGATGTTAAAGAAGACCTAAAAAAAACAGTAAGCACATATATTCCACAATTGGAAATAAATGATATTGAATTTAAACAAGATACTGATGATGATGGTAATCCAATTGGTGAAAATGAATTAAGTGTTATTATAAGATTTACTTATAGTGAAGATACTTTTGTTGATAATGGAGAAATTGAGATAAAATTTTAAGAAAATAATATGGAAAACAATAACATAATAAAATACGGTAGTAGAACATTCAGTGATATTAGAACTGATTTAGTTGCATATATTAGACAAGCATATCCTGAAGTAATTAAGGACTTTACAGATTCAAGTGTTGGGGCTATGTTAATTGATATTAATGCTGGTGTTGCAAACAATTTAGCGTTTAATACTGATAGAGTATTTCAAGAAACACAAATTGATTATGCACAACAAAGAGCATCAATTCTTAATATTGCAAAAAATATGGGTTTCAACATTCCACCAAGACGTGCATCAGTAACTGTAGTTGATTTTAGTGTTTTAATTCCTGTCCTTGGAAGTAAACCAGATGCATCATATTATCCAACATTAAAAGCTGGTGCTCAGGTAATTGGTGGTGGGCAAACATTTGAAACAACAGAAAATATTGATTGGAGTTCCCCTGTAAGTAATTTAGGTGACCCTAATCGTTCAATAATCCCTAATCTTGATAGTAATGGTAATGTTATTAGTTATAGCGTAACTAAAAGAGAAGTGGTTAGTGCTGGAAGTACTACAATATTTAAAAGAGTGATTAATGCAAATGATGTTGTTCCATTTTTTTCAATTACGCTACCAGATATTAATATTCTTGAAATTGATAGTGTTATTTTAGTTGAGGGCACAAATCCTGAAACACCATCAAATGAAGATTTTAAAAATCCCACAAGCGAATCAATTAGAAAATATTATGAAGTAGATTATTTAGCACAACAAAAGGTTTTTGTTGAAAACACAAGTAGTTCTGGTTCAGCTTCTTTAGGTCAAGACGGAATTAAAGTAGGTAAATGGATTGATGTAACTAAAAAATTTATAAAAGAATTTACACCTAATGGGTATTGTAAATTAATCTTTGGTAGTGGCGATGCCGATATAAATGCATTTAAAGATGGGTTTATTAAAGAAGGTGTAACAAATAGGGCATTTTTAGATAATTTTTTAAATAATACGGCATTGGGTGAAAAATTAAAATCAGGATATACTTTATTTGTTAAATATAGAGTTGGTGGTGGTAGTAGTTCAAATGTCGGAACAAATGTATTAAATACTTTAGGTACATTTAATTTAGAAGTAAATGGTTCTATTCAAACAAATAATCAAAATATTAGAAGAAGTTTAACAGTAACAAATCCAATTCCTGCTATTGGTGGTAATGATGGATTATCGATTGAGCAAATAAGACAATTAGTGAAATATAATTTTTCTTCACAAAATCGAGATGTAACTTTAAATGATTATTTATTACAAATAAACAAGATGCCCGGTAGGTTTGGCTCACCCTTTCGTGCAACAGCATTTAAAGAAAATAACAAAGTTGTTATTTCAATGCTTGGCATAGGTAGTGATGGAAAATTAAGTAATACAAGTAACTCATTACTTAAATCGAACATTACTGAATATCTTTCACAATATAGAATGATTAATGATTATATTGAAATAAGAGATGGTAAGATATTTAATCTTGCATTTGATATTATTTTATATGTTGAAAATGTTAATGACAATCAAATTGCTAATAGTGTAATTTCAAAGGTTATTGAATATTTTAATATTAATAATCATGAAATGAATGAAGATGTTTTTTTGGGTAGACTTGAAAAAGAAATTCTTACATTAAATGGAGTTATTAATGTTATTGAAATTAAAGCATTTAATAAAGTAGGTGGAAATTATTCAAATAATACAATATCACAAGATATTATAAATGTAAATAATGGTCAAATTGGTATTATTAATAATACAATTTATTCAACTCGTGATTCTATGTTTGAGATTAAATTTCCAAGAAAAGATATTAGAGTTTTCTTAAGAAGAGGTACGAGCGATTAATATGGAACTAATAAAAAAAACAGTAAAATATGCAATGACAACAGGTACAACAAGTGGTTGTACTTCTACTGAAAATTGTTATGTTATTATTCCAGATACTGGCGCAACATATACATTTAAAATATTGTTAACGTCAGAAATTAAAGATTTAGGTATTTTTGATGCCGCAAAAGATGAAGATATTGAAAATTTATGATAATTACTGGTAGTACAAATAATAGTAGATTAAATGAATTGAAAAAATTTACAATATCTGATGATATTACCAAGCAATATTTTGGTAATGGAGATTGGATTAATAATGGTGTAGATTTTACTCAACTTGAATATTCAAACGAGTTAATACCACAATTAATAAAAATTGTATATTTTATAGATGGAATTAAATATACTGATTTTATTATTGAAGAATATACTGTTTATGAATATGATACTGTTGGTACTGGTAGTACTGATTTTATTAATGTTCCATATTATAAAGACCCTAAAAAGGAAAATATTGTATCACAACCTAAAATAGATAGTGATGTATTTATTGTAAGACAGCAATTATCTGCATTTGAAAATAATTATTTATTAGAACATGTCGATAGTTTATTTGAATTAGAAACGTTTGCTGGCGGTAATTATTTTAATATAGTTAATAACACATAAGATGAGTATTGGAACGTATGGCATAACAAGACCTGCTGATGTAAGCACAAATGATATTGATATATATTGGGCATATACACCCAATAGACAAACACCAAATAATTCAATTTATAAAATTGGTGATGCTTCTGAATTGTTATCACACACTAATTTTTCAAATGATGACGATTTAAGTTATGGTGATAATATTTTAGAAGGAATGTATAATTTAACATTACCAGCATCAGTATTTAATCAATTAGGAATTTATACAATTTATATTAAACCTAAAACATTTAAATTAACGATTCAAGATTGCGGTGTATTATCCGCATTACCAACA